TGACTTATTCAATTCCTGGAGATATTAGAACAAAAATTGTTACCTCTACTTCTTATGGTGGTATAGATAGTCCTTTTACTAAAAACAGAGCAATTTTGGACATGATGAAAGGATGGGAGATAATGAAAGCTGTTACTGAAGGAACAGAATATCTTAGAGAAAATAGCGAAGCATTTTTACCATTAGAACCAAGGGAAGATTATACAGCTTATATGGCAAGAGTAAATCGTGCTGTATTTTCTCCTTTTACTCAAAGATTAATAAGAGCAGCTACAGGTCTTGTATTAAGAAAACCAATCACATTGATTGGAGATCCTTATTGGACAGATATGTTTAAGATGGATGTTGATGGTTGTAAATCTGATTTAGATGAATATGCAAGAAGAATATTAATGTGTTCTCTTACTTATGGTCAAAGTCATATTCTTGTAGATTATCCTGCACCTTCTGGTGCATTAAGTCTTGCAGAAGAACGAGAACAAAATCGTAGACCATACTGGATAGAAGTAGATCCCAATAATTTATTTGGTTATAGGTTAGATAGAGAATCTAATTATGGAAATTTAATACAAGTAAGGATTGGAGAAAAAGCAGTATTACCTGATGGCGATTTTGGAGAAAAACTATTTGAACAGGTAAGAGTTATAGAACCAGGTCGCTATCGAGTATTTCGTAAAGAAGATCAAATTGATGCTATGTATGATGTTGATGATAATTCTTATGCTGGACAGTTTGATGTTGGCACAACAGGCCAAGATTATAAATTAGTTGAATCTGGTAATTTTTCTCTTGGAGAAATACCTTTAGTTACAATTTATTCTGGTAAAACAGAAAATTTAGTAAGCAAACCACCTCTACTTGATATTGCATATCTAAATATTGCACATTTTCAAAGACAAGCTGATTTAATTCATAGTTTGCACGTTGCATCTCAGCCAATGCTTGTAATGGAAGGTTATGACGATCAGACTAAAGATCTTGCTATATCTGTTAATTATGCAATGGCAACACAACCTGGTAATAAGATCTATTATGTAGAACCAGCTTCCAGTGCTTTTGATGCTCAATCTGCTGAGATAAAAGAATTGCAGATGCAGATGGCTACCCTTGGTATTAGTACTTTAAGTCAACAAAAGTTTGTAGCTGAATCTGCTGATGCAAGACGTTTAGATCGTGTTGATACAAATTCTATGCTTGCTATGGTGTCGATGGAGTTGGAACAGAAACTACAAAAAGCATTTAATTTATCTGCTGAATATGTTGGTATTGAACCACCAGAAGTAAAGATCAGTAGAGATTTTGATATTGAAAGATTAATTGGTCAAGATATTACAGCATTAACAGCATTATTTGATCAACAAATTATAGATAGAGAAGAATTTAGAGATATTTTAGTACAGGGAGAAGTGCTACCTTCAGCGAATGAGGCCAAATCTGAATAGTTTGGTAAACTAAAAAGCAAGTACATACATTTTTATGGCTAAATCCCTAGATAAAGTTCTGCAATCTGACGGAACTTATAAATGGGAGCTCGTAGAACCTGATTTATCCGAAAGGATGGGTAATGGTGTTAAAGCTCCTGTTACTCCTGAACCAAAAGCAACTAAGAAAAAAGTTGCGAAAAAGAAAACCACTAGTCCACTATCTGATTAATTCATGGCAATCGAAGAACAAGTAATTCAGCCTGAGTCCGTGACCAATGCTGAACAGCCCGTGGCTGAAACTGCTTCACAACAAACACAGCCCGAAACTACAGTTGATCCTGTAAAACTACAATATGAAGAGCAGATTAAGGCTTTAAAAAAAGAATTAGCTGCTAAAGAAGAAGATCGTTTAGGAGTGAAACGTAAACTAAACGAAGTTTATAAAGAAAAAGATCAACAACGAAAACAAGAGTTGGAAGATCAAGGTCAATGGAAAACTCTTTGGGAGGAAGCCAATAAAACAGCCCAAGAAAAAGAACAACAGATAATAAATTTATCTCAGCAGTTAGAAGATTTAAAAACTTCTAATGAACTGGCTTCTACTAAAACAACAGCATTAGCAGCGATCAGTAACTTAGGTGCTATAAATGCAGAACAAACTCTGGCATTGTTACAAGGTAAGTTACAAAAAAATGCTGAAGGTAAAGTCGTTGTTCTTAATGGGGGAGTCGAGCAAGATTTAACAAATTACCTTACAAGTCTTAAAAATCCTGGTAGTGGTTGGGAACATCATTTCAAACCTAGCAGTGCTGCTGGAATGGGTGCAAAACCTAGTCCAATAAGTAATGCAGGTGGAGGTCAGGTTAACCCATGGAAAACGGGCAATATAACACAACAAATGCTATTATCAGAACAAGATCCACAGCTTGCAGCCGTGCTCAAGCAAGAGGCTCAAACAAAATAGTTGATTTCCGTGAAATTAACTTCCCATGTCCGTGACTAGGGTACCTCCGTAAACATTACAAATTTATTCTAAATGGCTGCTCCGTTTCAGAATTATTCTGGCGGTGTCCTACTAGCGGACATCGTTAAGAGAAATAATTTTAGTGCCTACGTTTCTCAAGCTATTAAAGAACGTAGCCTATTTATCCAATCTGGTGCTGTAGTTCGTAATCCTTTGCTTGATGCAACAGCAGGTGGAACAAGAATACAAGTTCCAGAATTTAATCCAATATCTCCAACTGAAGAGATTATTGATGGTACTTCATCATGGGGTACAAGTACTAATGGTCATCTAACACCTCAAAAAATTGGTACAGATACGCAGATTGCAACTATCTGTCATAGAGGTTTTGCTTATGCTGTTGATGACGTTGCCATGTTAGCTGCTGGCGAAGATCCAATGGGTCATATCAGAAATCAGCTTGCAGATGCTATTAATAAATTGAACTCTGTTCGTTTATTTGAAACACTAACTGGACTATTCCATACTGCTCTAAATGGTCATCGCCTTGAAAAGCAATTAGGTGGTTCTGGATCTACTGCTGAAGCAAACTATCTTACTGCTGCTACTGTTGCAGAAGCTCGTTCTCTTATAGGAGAAAGAGGAGAGGAACTTGATCTTCTTATAGTTCACCCTGCGGTTGCTTACTATTTATACCAAGTAGGTTTGTTAACATTCTCAACATCTGCTCTTGCTGCTGGTGGTGCAGTAACTTGGGGTGGTGGTGGTGTTGGTGTAACTGACAGATCAATCGGTCAATTTGCTGGTTGTACAGTTGTCATCGACTCTCAGGTAAACATCAACGATCCAACAACTACTGGTAATCGTCAGGAGTTCCGTTGCTACTTAATGAAGTCAGG